GCCCTTATCTGTGATTAGGGTATCGCAAAAAGTTTAAAGGTAAATCTGAATGGCTGCTCCGTTTCAGAATTACTCTGGCGGTGTCCTATTAGCGGATGTCGTTAAGAGAAATAATTTTAGCACTTACGTTTCCGAAGCTATCAAAGAGCGTAGTGCGTTTATCAAGTCTGGTGCTATTGTCCGTAACGGACTTCTTGATGCAACAGAAGGTGGAACAAGAATCCAAGTTCCAGAATTTAACCCAATCGCTCCAACGGAAGAAATTCTAACTGGTGCTGCAAACTGGGGTACATCTACTTCTGGTTACTTAACACCACAGAAAATTGGTACAGGCACACAGGTTGCAACAATCTGCCACAGAGCATTTGCTTATGCTGTAGATGATATTGCTATCTTGGCTGCTGGTGAAGATCCAATGGGTCACATCAGAAACCAACTTGCAGATGCAATCAACAAATTAAACAACGCTAGATTGTTCTCACATTTAGCTGGTTTATTTGGAACTGCACTTTCAAGTAACAAGCTAGACCTAGCAAAAGCTGGTGCTAGTGCTACTGAAGCTAACTTCCTAACTGCTTCTTCTATTGCTAAAGCAAGAAACCTTCTTGGAGAAAGAGGTGAGGATCTCGATATTCTTATCGTTCATCCATCTGTTGCTTACTACCTATATCAGGTTGGTATGTTAACTTTCTCTACTTCTGCTTTATCTACTGGAACAGGTATCCAGTGGGGTGGCGGTGGTGTTGGAATCAGCGATAGAGCAGTTGGTGAATTTGCTGGCTGTACAGTTGTTGTTGATACTGCTGTTAATACAGTTGCACCATCTAGTTCAAGTGGTCATCAGAAGGAGTTCTTCTGCTACTTAACAACATCAGGAACAATTCTTGAAGGTAATCAGCAAGCACTAAGAATCGAAGCTGAAAGAAACATTCTTTCCAAGCAAGATGTTATGTCTGTTGACTATCACAGTGCTTATCACGTTATGGGTACTAAGTGGAATGTTGCTGATGACAACCCAACTAATGCAAACTTAGCAACAGCTAACAAGTGGGCACTTACATATGATGCTGACTTGATTCCATTAGTTCAGTTAACAGTTAACACACCTCTTGATACATCAACTTATTAATCGTAAGATTAACTTGGTGGTCATTAAACCTCATCAAATATTGGTGGGGTTTTTTCTTTACGCTACAATAAAACTAAATTACTTTATCAATCGTGGCAGCTACTATAACAGCAACATTATCAAGTGCTACTGCAAATAGCTATGTCACATTGGCAGAAGCTAATACATATTTTGAAACTGTACCAGATTCAAGTACTTGGACAAACAAAACTGATGACCAAAAGAATAGAGCACTAATAGCAGCTACAAGATGGATTGATAGTTTTGTATTTTTTGGAGATAGATGTGATCAAGGTCAGGCATTAAAATTTCCTAGAAATAATTATCAGGTAGATGATGTAGAACTAGCTTGCACAACGATTCCAAATAATATTAAATATGCACAGTATGAATTAGCGAGAGCCTTGGCAAATGATACCGATGCAATGACAGGAAATGTAGGAACAAGTGGAAATATTGCAGAAGCAAAGCTAGGTGATTTGGAAGTAAAATATAATACTGCTAGTCAAGGCTCTGGTTCTGTAAATAATATTATGGATGTTTACCCTTGGTTACAAAGTTATCTTGGAAGTTATATGATTGGTGGAGCAGGAGCTTTTCAAATGAGGGTAGTAAGAGGATAATATGTCTCTAATTGATAGTACATTCAAGGGATTACCAGAACAACTTTTAGGTTTGTTTGGTATTAATGTTACTTATGTTAAAACTGCTTCATCTCAAACGTATGACACTACTACAGGAAAAGTTAGTGGATCTGATGTAAATGTTTCTGTCAAAGCATTAATAAGCAATGTTTCTGGATCGATCTATGAAGGAACGAGTCAAACAACAGATTTAAAGATTATTTTCGGTAATAAAGAATTAGGTACATATTATCCAAAAATTAAAGATAGTATTCAATATTCTGAAGATGGAGTAAATAAAGTAGGAAGAATAATTAGTATAAATACATCTAGAGGAGACAATCCTATTTTGCATACAGTTATAGTGAGGCCACAATAATGGCTGTAAACGAAATCCCCAAACTAATAAAGAAAATAAATCAGGTAGCCGAAGTCGTGAGTTATACCGCCCCTGCCCGTGCCACTGAAAAAGTAGCAGACTCTCTTCAACGATTAGGCCCAAGATGGACAGGATTCTTTTCTAACTCTTGGTTTATTGAAAGCAAGGGTTATGGAATAATTGCAGATGGAAGCAGACAAGAAGGAAATCCTGTACCAATAAGATTCTCAGGACTACCTCCTAGAAGTGGTGTAAAAAGAGTATTGGCATCGGGAGTATCTAAATTTTTTATTGGTAACAACGCTTATTACGCTGAAGAAGCAGTAGACGCAGTTCCCTATACACCAGGACCTTTTGATCAAGAACCCCTTAAACCAACTCAGTCTGGATTTAGAGACCCTGGGGGTACTAGAGGTATGATAAATTTAGATAAAAATGGCCCAAATAGTCAAACTGCACCATTAGATTGGTTTCCTACTTACGCTGCTGGAGGTGAAATGCAGAGGGATATAGAAAGTACCTTTAAAAGTGTTTTTACTAAAGTAAAATGAATTATCAAGGAATTAGGGCAAAATTTGAAGCACCAATTAAAACAGCTTATACTGCTTTAACTCCTGTTGTACCAGTATTTTTTGATAATTTTGGTGATGTAACATCAGATGCTAACAGCGAATTTGTTTATGTAAATGTTCAATTTGGATTAACAACTCAAGCATCTTTAACTGGTCAATTTGATCAAATTCAAGGTATTGTTACTATTCGAGCATTTGCTGAAAAAGATAAAGGGCCAGCTAGAAGTCAAACATTAATAAATACTGCCTTTACGAGTTTACAAACAATAAATAATACAAGTCAGCCTACAAGTGGTATTTATGTAAGAACTAGAGAAATAACTGGACCTACTTTTGCAGATGATAGACCTTTTTTTATATCAACAATCGAAACAAATTTTCAAGCTACAGTAATTTCTTGAATCTTTACTATAATTCACGCTATCCTATAGACATATCGGGTAGTACCCGTATGTTCAAACCTTAGAATTATTAATCATGGCTACAGTTCTATCGGGTACTTCGGGAGCGTTATACTATTCTCCTGCTGGTACAAGCGTAACAACCCTTACAGCATCAGCTTTTCCTTCATCAGGAGGAAATATTACTGTTGGAGCTAATTTAGGTTATAGAGTAAATGACACAGTAACACTTGCATATCCAGGTGGGTCTACAGTAACTAACTGCATTGCAGCAGGAGATCATTTTGTAAAAACTTATGATTCTTCAACTGGTGTTATGACTGTTTCTGCAACGGCAGGGGGAGCAGCATTAACAGCATCAGCATCTCCTACTTTTACAGCAGGAACTTTTGCAAGTATTACATTTACCGCACCATTGGTTGTTGGATCTGTAAGAGAGTGGAGTTTTGAAATAACCAGAGCAGAGATTGATGTAACAACTATTGGTCAAACTGTTACTACTACTGCACCATTTAGAACCTTTATTTCGGGTTTTGCTGATGGTAGTGGTTCAGCTAGTGTTTACTCCACAGATGATGATACAAACTTATCTAGTAGAATGGTTGAAGACGTTATTCAACGTGAACAAGCTGGTGCTAAAGTCAGATTGTATATTGATCGTAAAATGAGTGGTGCTAACGTAGATCAAACCGCAAGTAGATCAATTTTGGCAGATGTTATTCTTACTTCTGCAAGTTTCACCGTAAACCCAGATGACGGACAAACTGTAGAAATAGCCTTTAGACCTAGTGCTTCACCTACATTCGACCTATCCAAAACTGCATAATACTATATTAACAGTTATTAATTATTATGAACCTCGGTCAATCCGAGGTTTTTTATTGCATAATGAAGTACACTAATAAAAACAATATGAAATTTATGGCGACAATGAACGCTCTCGACAGACTTAGAAAAGCTGCAAATCTCGACCCAATTAAGAAAGAAGTAAAGCTATCCGATGGATCGCTCTTCGTCATGTATGTAACCCCTTTAACAATGGCAGAGCGTGAAAGGGCACAGCGACAAGTAAAGACTGATGACTCAAATGGTTTCGCTTTACAATTATTAATAAACAAAGCATTAGACGAAAACGGAACAAAACTATTCAACGCAGGAGAAATAGACGTTCTCAAAAATGAAGTCAAGGACAGCGATCTACAATCTCTCATGCTCGCAGTAATAAATGCAGAGGAGGAAGAAACAATAGACCCAAAATCCTAGCCAGCCAGTTAAAAAGAGATAACTGGATGATGCTTAAGTTTGGGATAGCCAAAGAATTAGGCAAAACGCTCCACGAAATAGGAGAAATGACAGAACAGGAACTCATCGGCTGGAGTGCCTACTTTCAAGTAATAAACGAAGAGCAGGAAAAAGAGTTTGAGAAAATAAGACGCAGGAGATAGTGCTAATCAGTTTATTTAATGTAAAATAGGATAAATATTCAATTTTTACTGGATCGTGGCATATAACGCTGAGATAAATGTAAGTGTAAAGAATCTGAATCAGGTAACAGATTTAGAGGCT